TGCCCCAAAAACAAGAAAGTATATATAGTAAATAAATCTAAGAAAAGTTTCTAAAAACAGGGGCAAAAAAAGGGTATTTGGGTATTTAAAAGGGCAGAATTTGGGTATTTGCAAAAAAAAAAAAAATCTATCCTAAAGGACAACCGGACCCCCTTAATTAATACACCCCCTCATATAAACAACGCTTCTTCAAAATTGAATTACTGCTGATTATGCAGCCATTCAATTAAAAACTTCATAAATAAAAAACCCAGTAAGGAGCAGGACGGCCCCTACACCGATGGAGTAGCAATTAGCCCTAAATCGTTTCTCCTCCTCGTTGGTTATAGCGAACATGCTTACAGACCGCTCGATACGTTGCACTTCTACAGGTTCTCTACATTCAATGTCATTGACGGGTTCTTTAATAGTATCCATTCGTATAGTATTAAAATATATTTTAATCGGCGAAATAATAAATGGGCTGAGGTTTGACCTCAGGAACCGAAACTTTAAAACCGCTGGACCGTGTATTCAGCTGGGTTTTGGTTTCCCTCGTTTTAGGTTTTGGTGGCGGAGCCTCTTCCTCGGATTCGGACTCTTCGTAAATGATGGTCTTCTTCTTTGGCTTCTTCCTCTTCTTAACAATGACCACCTCCTCCTCGGATTCGGATTCCTCCTGATAGATGACTTTAGGTTCCTTCTTGGCTTTGACTGGAGGCGCCGGCGGCGCCACAGCTTTAACCTTCTTCTTAACTGGCTCGGGTTCAGGCTCGGAAGCCTCCGACTCTTCGCTCTCGGAAACGACCTTTGGCGGAGCCGAACTATTCAGATATTCGACGGCTGCCTTCTTAATGGCCTTCTGAGTGGTGGTCTTTTTTTTTTCTTCAAGTGCTAAGAGCATTTTCTTAGTGGCCTCCTGTTGTGCATCGGAGCGTGGTTTTTTCTGCTTTGGCTTGGTAAGCACTGCATCATCATTTAGGGATTCGTCTGACATTATATAATAGGGAAACATAAAAAATGTCTAAAGCTTAATTAAATCTATGCACATTATATTATAATGCCCCTCGAAATCCACGAAGTAGCCAATGATAAAATGCCGGAAACAAAGCCCATAAAAGAAACCATGGATATATATGTCCCCGATATTGTAGAGGGGGTTGCCCGACGGAACGGAGGGATAATCCTCTACATAGGTTCGGGAGGCAGTGGAAAGACAAGCCACCTCTTAACCCAAATGAAAACGGTCTATAAAAAGAAGTTCCATCATATCTGGTATTTCTGCCCATCGTCCTCCTTCTTAAGTGTAGAGAAGCACCCATTTGAAAAGCACGATAAGGTGTATCATGAATTGACAACGGAAGCATTAGATGACATCAGGGAGGAACTGACAAACATCAAAGAGGAGCGGGAAGAAGATGATATGCCGGAATACTCACTGGTTATCATAGATGATTTTGCAAACAATTTGAAAGATAAACATCTGCTCGCCAAACTAAATTCAATGCTAATCAAAGCGAGGCATTTGAATTGTTGTTTCCTTTTTACCGTGCAGTCATATCTGTATTACCCGAAGATACTGAGGAAACAGCTGACTTGGGTCAGCATCTTTAGTGGTGTGAGAAATAAGGAGGAGTGGTCCACAATCACAAAGGAACTCTTAAAAATGTCGGAGCAAGATGCGAAAACCCTCTATGATTATGTATTTGATAAACCGTATCAACATATGGATTTAGACTTATTTGAGGAAAAGTTCTATAAGAACGGAAACCACCTGGAGATTACAGAAAATTAACTCCGCATATTATAAATGGAGCATATCGAAAGTATCCAAATATTTTTAAATTCAAGATATGCTACTGAGACGGTAGATGGAAACACTGGAAACTGTATTTATTATTTACCAGTAATCGAAATCCCAGATGGTCATCACATTTATTTATCGATGCAGAATGCGAATATCCCTTATTCATTTTATTCCATCACCGCTATTGACAACACCTTTAGCTGGGGGCTTGTCAGCGGGCCTATTAACACATATTATGTAGAACCCGGAAATTATAATATAACCCAGTTTATAGATGTTATCAAAAATGCAATGGGTGCATCGTATACAATAACTTATAGCTCGATAACCAGTAAAATTCTTATCACTCATTCTACAAGCAACTTTATAATATATGCGGCCACAATAAACCACGTTCTGGGTTTTTCTAAAACGACCAATACGACCTCAACAGCCAATTTACTATACGGGAGAGACTGCGTAAATCTCAATCAAATACGGGCCATCAATGTAGAGATAAATTTCCCTACATACAATGTAAATGTAGCGCAGTCGTATAATAATAATATTTTGGCGACAATCCCGGTGTATGTGGCGCCGTTCAGTATAATCACATATACGAATCCCAATAACTTTAGAACAAATTTGTATGTGAATAAATTGGACCAAATACAGATACGGCTTCTGTCGAATGACGGAAACCTGATAAATCTGAATGGGATAAATTACCAGATGACATTGCAATTGGATTGTATAAAATTTGTTTAGCTCACGCTTTTTAAAAATGTTTGTATATGGTATAATGATTGGCTATAAAAAACCTTTAGGAAAAGCGATGATCGGACATAAAATGCCGCTGGGAATGCACCGATTTGGCGGGAAAGTTCCCCTATTAGAGAGGCCAGCGGCCAGACAAGTTGCTGAAGCTCTTCAACGAAAAGTTTCGGCGGGTCTTGAACGAAGGGTGCTTAAACGATAGAAAAAACATTTAGACATTGTTTAAATGTTTTTGCCCAAAAAAAAATGTATTAGGCTATTATATAATGATTCCGTCCAACCTCAAATATGTGAGCAAAACTGAAAGTGCCGCTGGAAGACGCTACCTCACTCAAATCCAGCCGCAAGGTTCGACCACCTTTTCCCAGGGCGAAACTTGTATTATAAATATTCCCACCCGAGCCAACACTGCCCTTATCCCTTCTGAGTCTTACTTGAGGGGAACTGTGAATTTCTCAGTTGGCGCCACCACTACTGCAACCACATTGGAGTCGTGCGGCTGGCACGCCCTGTTCCAAAGAATCAGGGTTTTCCATGGGTCTAATCTCCTTAACCTTCAGGGAGAAAAAGTGTATCCAAAAGATATGCTAGTCCTTTAATTTAGGGCAACACATCCAAATTGACGGGAAACCCCTCAAGGTATAAAATACTAAACCATACTGGAAACATTATGGTGGCTTATGCTAACAACATAAGGTATAGTAAAAAGTTTTATATTATAGGGCAATCCGCAGCCAGTCTTCTAAGTCCGTTATGATAGGATATGAAGGCGGTTCAACGACTAAATGCCTGTGGGCATCAAATGACGGCCTAATCAACCCGATGATGCATGAGATATAGTCTAATCCAACCCGAGAGGGTTCATACCCCATTCAAAAAGGTATGGCGCTTAATAAGAGGAAATGCTTATTAGTTATAGCGTGGTATATCGAAAAGTGAAGATATCGATAATTATTCCCAGCTTGCGAAAATCTTGTATGATTACCAGGCGTCCGAAGATGCGGTTAAGGGCCGCTTCGCCATCACCTCAGGCACCAACGCTGATTACACAGTTCTTAACGATCTTTCTGGCGGTGCTGTTGGAAACGCTGCCTCCATTAACAGAGGCCGTGCTCTTGGTGCTATAACTGGAACCGCTTCTTACCCTTTTGCCCTCAACTTGGTCTCGCTTGTTGGTGCGCTTTCTGGAGAGCGTTACATGCCGCTGTGGCAACTCACGGCCGCCCCCCTCCGTGTAGAAATCGTTTTACAGACAAGTGCTGAGAGGTGCTTAATGAGATTGGGTGGTTCTATCACCAGCTTTAACATTAGTGGCGTAAATTATTGCGGTGAATTCTTGGAGCTCCCCGATGCTGCTATCTCCGCCATCAATGCCTCTTCTTCCAGTCCTATGCAGATGGTTGTTCCCTCGTGGCGCTCATACACCAACTCTGTGACTGTTCCCAATACGACTGCGACACAGTCGTCGTTCCCAATTCCCGCCAAGTTCTCGTCCCTTAAGAACATCGTTGTTGCCTCAAGAAACAATGCCGCGGTTGGCGTTGCTGGTCAATTCCCCCTTTCTCACTGCGCCTTTGGTCTGG